TAAGACCTGCCGCTAATCTTGATCCTCTTGCAGCTTGCCCTGCGCCAAGAAGATAAGGAGCAGCCGGTGCAGTAAATGGCGTTGTGGCAGCAATCATGCCTGTACCAGTAAGAATCTCAGGAGCAAGCGCACCCAATCCACCGGCAGCCAACGTGCCTTTTACATAAGGCGCAGCCTTTGCCACTAAACCTTCCGGCTCTAAGCCAGGCTCACTGACCATTATTGCCCCACTTGGCAGCGGAGGCATACTTGAGTCTGCTCTAGGCGCAGGAGGGGGAGTCGGTCTATCTTCAACAAGCGTTGCGCCAGAAGGCAGTGGAGGCAGTGTCTCAGCCATTATTTAGCATCCTCTCCCGTGTCAGAGAAAACCCATTTGCCATTACGAACAATAATTTCCCTACCTCTCAGCATAGCTCTTTGAGTGGGCGTAGCCGCAGAATCATCTTGTGCGCCAACAGCATAGTTCTCGCTAGGATTTAAACTGGTCTGCATACCAGGCTGCAACTTGCCCTCAAGGTTTGGCAATCCGGAATACATAGTTCTCATGATTTCAACTTTTTGACCAACCCTGCGTTCCATGCCGCCAATCTTGTCAAGAATAACTTCTGCGGAATCTCCAGGCTGCGGAACAGTTCCATAGCTACGCATAGCTTCGCCCTGTGTAACAGCCTTGCCAGAAATGGCAAGATAGTAGTTATTACGCATATCTCGGACTTGCGTAAGAAACTGTCTAAGCTCTGTGGGTATTTCTGTTTGCATAAGCTGAGAAATAATCTTGCCGCCTTCTTCTGAAAAGAACGCTTCTGCCCGATAATCTGCAATTTGCTTTGCAAGTTTAGGGTCTTGCAGTTTTGTGCGAATAGCGCCCAAGTCTGCTTTAAGCTGATTGTCTGCAATAAATCCTTCTTGAATCTTGGCAGATGGTTTTAAAGAACTGGCGTTTTGTTTTTCTCTTTCTAATTTTTCTTTTAATTTACGATCCAAAGCGCGATCACGTTCCGCAGCTTTATTACGTCTAATTTCCTCTGAAAGCTGGCGATCTTTAAATGCCACATCTTCAGCACGTTTTACCTGGTCATTTGCCATAGTGACCAGCGTGTTCGTATCTTTAGCAACGCCATCAATATATTCAACGGCACGAACCAATCCCTGTTTTTTAAGGGTTTGCGCTGCTATATCTGCACCCGCTTTAGCAAAAGCAATTTCAGCTTGCTGCTCACCAAGTTCACGATTTGTTTTATAAGTCTGTAATGCCTCTTGCAATTCAGATTGCAAAATAGTTACTTTACCTTGCAATACTTTTAAGTTCTTTTCAAAAATATCTTTCTCGCGTTTGTACAAATCTACGCGACCTTTTTGATAGCCTTCTAGCATACCGTTCATCGCGCCCATAGTTTGATAGGCTGATATTTTTCCTTCACCACCAACAGCCATACCAATAATGCCAATAAGACTAAACATTGTTGCCATGTCTTTAGCATTATTTTTTGATGGAACAAATGCAGCATTTTTTAACTCATCGCGTGCAGTCTTTAATGCCTCTCGTTCTGGCGCATCTTCTCCCATTCTTACTTCTTCTTGACGAAGACGCTGCTTTTCTTTTTCTCTAGCAACGTTTCGCTCAGACTCTAAGCGCTTTTCTTCCCCCGCCGCAACATCAATTTGTTGCATCAATCTTGATCTAGCCTGACGAGATTCTTCCATCGCAGGAGCCACCTGCTGTGCAGTAATGTACTTTGGCTTACTAGCAGTCGATTGCTTAAACAAGCCTTGCGTTACTGGCAACGCTGGCATTTGAGTTTGCAAAATATCAGCCATTATCTAGCTCCACGAATTTCCGTTGATTGCGTAACAGCATCCTCTGTTTCTCCACCCATACCAGCAAGCAATCTAGCCATGTTGGTAAAGTAGCTGTTAGTCATCTGGCTGGCATAACGATCTGCTTCCAATCCTGTACGGATAGCGCCCATAGCAATCTGATCTCCAATGTTGCTGATCTTCATGCCGTAATCAAACTGATTACCAAGCAACTGCTGACGGAAAGCCTCGACCTGTGCCGCAGCTTGTTGTGCGCCTACACCACCGCGAGACTCCACGCCCTGCTGTAGTCTTGCTCTCATGGCTTGCAAAGACTGTTGTGCTTGTGGCGTAAGCTGACCACCTTCTGCTTCAGCCAGTAATGCTGCCCCACGTTCACGATACGGTGCTGCAATAGCTTCTTGCTCACGACGGGCTTCTTGGCCTTGCTCTGCCATACGTCTTGCGCCCATAGCGCCCTGAATGCCTAATCCACCAGCCAAACCTAAACGCGCCAATTCCTCACCAGAAAGACCAGTTATTTCTTTTAATGAATCAATCCCGCGACGAAATATGTTGCGCTTATCCGCAGCGGCTTCAGTTGGCGCAGCAGCCGCCAATTCAGTATCAACAGATGGGGCAAATTGTTCTAACTCAGGAACTTGAGAAAAACGACCTGAACCGGATAAATTTATTGCGTTGAGGTAATCTGTGTTGATAGTCTGTGGTTCTGTAAATTCTCTAAATACAGGACTAACATCAAAACCACGCTGTCTATTTATTCCATAATCAGGAACATCCATAGTCTGTCCTTGACCTTCAGCAGCAAATCGACCTCCTAAACCACCACTAAAAATATTGCGAAGAGGTTCTACTTCTTCATCTCTTGGTCTAGAAGAAGATGCTAGGTCAGAATATCTTTGTGCTTCCTCTATAGGACGTTGCCGACTCATATAAGAATCATAAAAATTATCAACAAAGTCTTCGCCATAACTTCTGCTAAATCCGTCATCCCGATAAAATTCAGGCAATCCTGTTGCTGGATTTTCTGTACCTGCGCCACCCATCTTTTGCAGCAACATTGCTTCTTTTGGATTGATATGCGCGAGAACAGAATCACCCCTACGGCCTTGTGACTGTAAAAACTGAGCAAGGGCTGGCATATCAATATCAGCCATCATGTTTGTTTTCAACAAACGTGCAATTTGTTTTGCCATCTTAGCCACCCACTTCGTCTTTAAGTTTTAAGGAAGATACGTTCCACACACGCTTTTGCTTGCCTAGGTCATCAGTACCAAATACCGGCTCTCCAGCATCACCTACACGCAAAGCCTGTGCTAATGCCGCAGAGGATGGTGTTCCGGTACTTTCTACGCCAACTTGTGTTGATTGTGATGGAGCCGGAGTATTTGTATCAAACACGCCTCTAGCGGCAGAAGCAAACTCAGGATAAATATATTGTGCAAGGACTTGTTCGCCAAACTCACCTAGTGCAGAAGGGCGATAAGGACGATCTATTGTTTCTGCTGTTGATGCGCCATACCTAGTGGACGTATCAGCCAAATCATAGCTAACCGGCTTGCTAATAAGCCGACCATCGGCATCTGTCATTGCTGGAATAATCCGACCTTCTGGCGTTCTCATCGTAGGAATAACATTCCCATCTGCATCTATCATTGCTCGACCAGCAGCAATATCGGCACGGGTCGATCTTGGTAAAAATGTATCGCTAGGAGGAACAATGCCTGTGCCGCCATCCATATCTGCGGCTGCGCGAGGCGTTCCTGCGCGTAATCCAATTTCAGGTACGTCAGAAGGAGAACCGGAAGCCGGTATTTTTACACCAGGCTGTTTGCCCTCTTTAAACAGTTCCATCGTGCCAGCAGTAGCGCCAGCAGCAAGAGCGCCGACAGCGCCTTCTTGCAGAGCCTCCCCAACATCTGCGCCGTATCCTAGTGCTTGTGCCGTATTTTCTACGCCTCCAGCGGCTGCGGAAGACACAATGCTAGTTACTTCATCTGAATAACCGGCGGCTTGGGCGGCTGATCCAGCTTTTGCGCCAGCTAAATTACCAAGATAAGCGCTACCACCGCCAATAACGGCAGCTTTAAGAACATCATTAGCATCACCGCCTGATGCAGCCGTAACACCTGCCGCAATAATTCCAGAGCCAACCGCAGTTGCTACCGCAGCGCTAACTGTTGAACCAATAACGGCAGAAGCAACAGCGCTTCCAATTGCAGCGCTTACGCCAGTTGCGCTTGCGGCTACCATCAATAATGGGGCTGCTGGCATCTTAGAACTCCATCGTGTATTTATAGACAGGACGCATATCAGCGCCTACCATACCCGTAGATTGTTCTACCTTGACCGGCAATCCGGTCATCTCGGCAATCTTTTTGAACCTTATATCTTCACTATAAGTAGCGGCCTTCTTTACACCTATATTTTGCAGGTATTTTGCTAAATCAACAAAGTTTTTGGCTAATCCCATAGGGCTTTCTTCTGAGAAGGTATGCACTTCTACCGCACCAGGCTCCTTCACCATCACCAAAAACATGGTGTTTCCCAAGTGAACAAACTTGTTAGCTGGATTCTTGAGCATCTCAACCAGCGCAGCCATAGCCTTCTGAACATTCTGCTCATCACCAATAGCACGACGCATAGACCGTTCCACAATCCTGACCGGATCGCCTTGTTGCGGTGCAACATCCATAGTTTCTTGGGGAGGGAGTTCCATTTTTACAATCCTAATGAAGAAACAATCTGCTCATGGATATAAAGATGACTTGCCAGCCAATCATAGAAGTCATCTTCTTTGTTCCAATCAGCGTCTAAAAGGTTGAATGGGTTGTTCAATCCAAGCAGATTAGCGTATGCCTGATGCTCTACCTGGTGCGCTAAAAGCCAGTCATCTAGGTTGTCAGGATCGGCTTCCATAAGCGGAAATACAGGCACTTGGATGCCTAAATCCATGAAATATTGCTGAAAAAGGCGGTGTTGCATACCATTTTCAAACAAAAACTCCCCCAGTGAATCCACATCACCGAATTTCACTATAGAGAGTGTTTCCATATTCATGACTTATCAGCTTTACCTTCAAGACGGTCGAATATCTTGCTCAACATTCCCTTAATATCGTGTATGTCTTCCCGATAGTCTTCTCTGTTCACATACATCATTGGCATTTCCGCAATTCTGTCCTCTATTCTCACGATTGAGCGCGAGATACTGTTCAGTATCCACCCAAAAGCGGCTCCGGCAGCAGCAAATAGTATGTTTATCAGGAATTGCGGTTCCACCATTACACTCCATAGTAAGGAATCTTTTTATTAACACCAGCAATTTGCACAGTTATATATCCTTCAGGAACCAATGGCAAACTAGACGTTGCAAATGTTGCTGTTGCACTTGTATTACTTAAATTAACTTGAGTTGCAATAATAGTTACATTAGAGGCAGCGGTAATTCTTCCTTGTGCATCTATTGTGATACTAGAAACGCTACCTGATGCTCCATAATTACCTGGAGAAACAGCGGTATTTGCAAGGCTAATGGTTCCGCTAGTCGTAATTGTGCCGCCATCCAATCCAGTTCCAGCGGTAATGCTTGTCACGGTTCCATTGGTTACGGAAGCAATAGAAGCCGCAGTAATCCGACCTTGTGCATCTACCGTAATGTTGGCTGGAGAGTAAGTTCCAGCAACAACAGCAGTATTTGCAAGATTGATAGTGACGTTTCCAGTTAATGCACCGCCACCAGATAATCCTGTGCCAGCAATGACATTAACTGTATTTGAAACCGCGCCAGATACATTAGCTACCGGCACAGTATCCAAGGCCAAAGTCACATTACCGGTTAAAGCACCGCCGCCCGTCAATAATCCGCCAGCCAGAACATTAACCGTATTGGGTACTGCTCCTGAAACATTAGCCACCGGCACAGAGGTTAGGCTTACCGTCACATTTGCATTAAGTTGACCGCCGCCAGAAAGCAATCCGCTTGCTAGAACATACGTTGTATTGGGTGTTGCACCTACATCAGCGGCTGTCAGTACCACCGCACCTGTTTGCCCATTGACCGACAGAACAGCATCCGTGTTATCAATCTTTTGCCAGACAGAACCGTTAAATACGGCAATATCATTTAATTGCCAATCGGTAATTCCATTCAGGTTGGTTGAACCTGCTTGGCTAACGACGTAGTAATCACCCTTATCCCCAACAGAGGATGTCAATGTCGGCGAGTTGGTCGCAGCATTCCAAGTACCCTTGTAAACAAGAGAACCTATGACATTGATATAGGTGCTTACTGTTTTTAGCATGGTTATGAACCATCTCCAGGACTAACGTATATAACTGCGGTGCTACTAGCCGTAACCGCTGTAAAGAAAGCGTTAGGGGCGAACGTTATGATTTCATCCGTACCAGCCAACAAAGGAATAGCCGATCCTGAAGACGTTACTGCCACAGCCGCAGCATTCGCCGCAGCCGCTGTCGTTCCAATCCCTAGAAAAGCCACCACAGAGCCAGCATTCAAGATGCGGTACTGGTTGCCACCCAAAGTGGTAGACACGGCTTGTACGGCAGCAGGAGCCGTAGTTGCCGCCGTAAACGTCACGGTATTACCGGACGGGGTAAAAGGCGCATTAACTGCCATTTTGAATTTCCTCCGGTTTTGGCTGCTGCTCGTTAAACTGTTGCACCAGCTTCTGCCACAACGGATGTGCGTTACTCTGTGTTGGCATATTGCCAATCACTTGCACAATAAATGCGGCTTCATTCTGGTCAAGTTCAAACTTCATCGGTAGCACTCCAAGGCAGCGGTGGTGTCACAGTCGTTGGATTCAGAATGGCATTCACTTGATTGCTAACATTAGCTTCTGTTTCATCTTTGTTTACGCCATCACTCCAAATCCAGCCAAGCACCTGATCTTGGGTTAAAGAGTCATAAGGGGTAAATTTGCTGCCAGAGTAAGGAACAGCGCAAGTACCATACACAGAGGCAGAGGCATCACCATCAACGCCTGTGCAACGCCAGTGAACGTTATAAACCACATCTGCATTACCCTGCGACTGTGGATAACAGTCCATTGCATCAACAGTCCAATTAAATGTTGTCATTTAAGCTCCTTTAAGTGCCGCTACTTCGGCCTGTAGTGTTTCAATCATTTGCTGTTGCTCTTGGATATTCATTACGCCACCTTCACGATAATCTTGGCGCGTCCATCAGTCTCAATGGCAATAACTTTTCCAACAGCCCTCATGTACTCAGCCAAGGTCAGATCAGCCTCATTCTTAGCCACGCCTCTAATGCCGTCATTGTCTTCAACAGGCACAATGTATTGCCCCGGCATTGCCCCCAGTACGTTGACCGGCACTTGCCCTGCAAAGGCAATTCGATCCACCTTTTGACGCGCAGCCTCAAGCGCCTCAAGGTCATCTTCAAAGCCGCCACCCCAAGTATCTCCGCCGACATACGATGGACTAGTAGACTTAACCACAAAAGAAACCGATTCAGCAAACACGTTGGTAATCAGCCCTTGCTGGTTAATGCCGACAACATCGCCCTTGGCAACAACAAAGTCACCAGCCTTGGTCATGTATTCGGCGTAATCTGTACCGCTAGCATTTACTGTTCCAGAAGCGTTGATTGATCTTCCAGTACCCGTAGTGCTTCTAACTCCTAAAACAGTATTTGCAGCATTAAAAGTTGTGCCATCTGCGCCTTCATAAAATCCAGAAAACCGGCCATTAGAATCCGAAAACGCCACCATGCGCGTTCCGGCGGTGGCGGTTGTTGTTTGCACAGTAAGCCGCCCTTGTGATGTAGTCGTCCCCACCAGCAAATTACCGCTGGAGTCGATACGGGCGCGTTCTGCAAGAGTATCTGAAATGCGGGTTTGGAATACCATTGCGCCACCAGTACCATTGGCGGTGGTGTTTACAGCATCAATTTCAGCAATAGTTCTGACGCTTGAGTCTCTTGCTTGGAACAATAATGAAGCCGCTGTTACCCCAGAAACAGTTGTGTCTCCAGTGCCATCATGTATGCTTAATTGACCCGCAGTAGCAGACGGCCCTTTGACTTCAAGACGATAACTTGGCGAACTCGTCCCAATCCCCACATTCCCCGACGTATCAATCCGCATTACCTCGGAGCCTCCGGTAAAGAACGTCATTGGCAGGTAAGTGCCTGTGCCAAAAATGCCTGACGCAACACGAACTTCTGTGCCGTTGTTTGTTAACTGTCCAACTGAAGTATTATCAATATCCGAACCGCCATAAGCTGCAACTTGTGAAGATGTTGAAGTTCCATTAGGGATTAATTGAACAACAGTTGCGCCATCAGTCGTGCTTGACTGAAAAGACACACGACTTGTCTTAGTCGCATTGCTGAAGTCACCAGTGATGCGGTTGCCTGTGCCGGTGAAGGTCAGGTTGCCGCTTAAACTTGCAGAAGTTACCGTAACATTACCGCTACTAACAGTAGCATTCGCCAACGTCATGTTGTTTAATGTCGTTACTGTATTTCCTAGCTGAACTGCCGTGTTACCAATAGTAATAGGCGTATTAAAATTAGCGTCTAGTTCCGATAAAGGAATAGAAGTTGTCGCGCTTCCAAAGGCATAAGGAACTGTCATTTAAAACCTCACTCTCAATTCATGTTCATACTCAAAACCGTTGATGACCATACCTGATGAATTGGAAGTTACGGTCATACCAAGATATTTACCCCACTGCTGCGCGTCTGTTTTAAATAATGTATACCCTAAACCACCAACCCATGTTATTACTGAACTAGAATTATTCGTCCAAGAAATTGTTGACCCAAAATTATTAGTCCAACTTACAAAATTACCAAGAACATAAACAGGACTAGCATTACTTTCGCTATCTACCGTCACATTTAATAAAGCAGTATTTGAAACAGTAGCCTCAATACCAATCTTTAATGCTTGCTTAGTGCGAATAGGATCACCCATTGCTTGCAATGGAGATTGAATAATGCTGCTTACCGCAGATAATGAATCATTGTAAAGCTGATAAAGCCCAGAACCATTTGTTCCAAACATTTTGATCTTGCCATCTGACGGGATAGACATGACCAACTTTAAATCTGTGCGCTGGTTTGTAAAAAACCATTTACGCTCAAAGAAAACAGCCTGGAGATAACGATAAGTACCGTTATCGTTGTAACGGATATTAAAACCCGCACACAAAATATTATTTAGCAACACCTGACCGGCAGTAACAATTGCCGTTGTGAAATCAATGTCAGGGAATACGCCATCTAGCGCGTCAGACAACTTAGACGTTGTGGAACCCACCAGCGCATACACACCGTATTCGTTCATAAAAAGTACGGAACGGAAGTACGGAAAAATAGCGTAAGGCAGTCGCGTTCCTACAGACGCAGAAACGTTAGTATTGGTAAAGATGGTAACGCCAGTATTTGTGACGCGAACATCAGAGAATACGTTGATACTGTCTTCACCAAAAATGTACAAAAAGTTATTTGCTGACAATAATTGCACAATATTGCTATGCAACGTATTGTCAGTCAGAGTAAGTGAGCCAGCAGAAACGCTTGTAAAATCATTGTAAGTACCAGCAGCAGTATATGAAACAGTCCTTCCTTGAGCCACCCAGGTTCTGCCGCTAAACGTTTGAATGCCAACAAGCGGATCAGCATTGATAACTGCCCTTGCAGTAGCATTGCTACCTCCCCCGCCTGTAATCGTTACCGTAATGTTGGAAGCATTGGTGTAGCCACTTCCAGCATTGGTCATGATGACATTGATTAGCTGACCGCCAGAAAGAATAGCCTGACCTGCTGCATTTGCTCCACCGCCGCCAGCAATAGTGACTACGGTATTTGCAACGTTGGTATAACCCGTACCGCCATTAGTCACTATGACAGAGACAGTGCCAGTAGCAAACGTTACAAGGCTGCATACAGCATTGGCATTAGCGCCACCACCACCTGTAATCGTAATTGTTGGGGGTGATGTGTAGCCGCTACCGCCCTCAGTCAATATGATGGAACTTACCGCATTAGCCGTAATAATGGCTTCTGCTTCAGCCTGGATACCGCCAGTTTGATTAGGCGAAGAAATAGTTACGGCTGGCGTACTGGTAAATCCAGAACCACCATTAACAATTCCTATTGATCCTACCGCGCCAATAGCTACAATATTAGTGCCATCCCAAGAAAAAATGCCTTTGTCCTTATCGCTGATAAGAACGCGCTCACTTTTCCATTGTGTAGTGTTGATTCCAGAATTAGAAAATGTGCCAGCAATAGCCACATTGGATGTGGTATTAGAAATAATATCTACTGCTTCACAACTTCCATCTTCTTGAAACGCCAAAGCATAATCATTATTGATGATGTTGGCTGCATATAAGCCTGTTGCAACATTGGCAAAGCTAACGGCGGTATTACTGCTGTAGGGCGTTATTTTAAGATTGGCATAACCAATAGGCATGGCATTTTCTAGCCACGCAAATTCGTTTTCATCAATCGCAGTACGGTTTGCCTTCGTGTTTACGCCACGAAATTGTTTGACAACCTGGTACGACTTTTTCTGTTCAGCCGCAGCCATGATTAAAACGGAGTGCTGTAAGGATCAGGTATCCGGCGCGTCATTACCGTTGCCAAAACAGCCTGAACTTGTTTGACATATTCCTGCTTGTAAATCTCAGCCTCTCCATAACTTTGTTCTTTAAACTTGGCTTTGTATGCCGCATAAAAAGCAACAGGGTTTGTGTAAGGATCAATAATTTCATCTACGGTTGCCGCATTAACTAATGGCGTAGGCAGAATCACCGAATCAATCTCAACGGTATAAACCTGATCTGGCACAGGAGAGAGATAAATTTTTGATTGACCAAAAATAGAGAACGCAACAGGCCGACCAATGTAGTTTTGCCAGTAACGCAACTGCGCGTTAAATTGTGTCCAAGGCAAATATTGCAGAGGAACACGGCTGTTTCCCCAGTAAAGATTGATATTAACTATATCCAGCGTCAGCAAGCCTTGTGGCAACGCAACATAGTTCATATTCTCTACATTGCCAACATAAGTCAGCATGGCAGTTCCGCTAGCAAACGGTGTGCTAGGAGGATAAAGGCCACCATACGCAGGATAACTAGGCGCGTCAGTACCAGTTGTGCCAGCCGTAGTTACTTGGTAAATGAAGATGTTGGAAAAAAGATAGGTTCCAAGCGTGACTGCGGTATCAGCAGTCCAAGGCACAGGTTGCACAGCAGAAGCTACTGGTGCAAGCGGTGTTTGAGTAATTTGGATAGTGCGGAGGCAACCAGTATCACGGACAACACGTTCCCTAGCCGAATTGATGTAATCGGTTAGTTCAGAGTCGGAATAAAAATTTCCGTTCGCATCATGCAAAAGTCTTCTGACTTCCGTGATGTAACTGGACAACGTTGCCATTTAATTCCCATATTTAAGCGGCTTTTTGGACGGTTC